CTCGTGGTTGTAACGAGCGGTCCAGGCTTCCTGCGCATTGTCATACGCGATGGCCGAACCTTCGTTCTTCACCGGGGCGGCGCTGAAGCCAGAGAGCTTGGTCTCTTCTTCAAAAGAACGCTCGGAGGTCTCCGTTGTGTAGATCTCCTTGTGCTCTTCGCTGTAGGTCTTGTACTCCATACCGAACAGAGCATTCAGTCCGGGCAGGAGTTCCTTGAGTAGTTGGGCACGAGAAATTGCCATGATTCAGACTCCTTAGGCCGTGGTGCTGCTGTAGTAGCCGTGGACCAGCAGGTTCGCCTTCACCAGAATTTCTGGGTATTGGGTAAACACGATGGTCGAGGCTGCCGGGATTGCGGTGACGCCACCCGGGACTGCGATGGCTGCGTTCAGCGTGACAGAAGTCGCGCCTGCAGAAGCCGCCGTTGCCACGAAGGACGACGTTTGAATCACCTGACCGTTCGAAGCCACATAGGCCACGTTGGTGCCAACCGTGATTGCCGCAGGCAGGCCAGAACCCGTGAGGGTGATAGCCGTACCAGACGAAGATCCCGAGGCTGTCACGCTGAAGGCCGTGTCTTCCACCACACCGACGCAACGAACCGGAAGGATCGAAGTGACGGGGGTAGCAGCAGGAGCCAGAACCGCGTTGGCCGAGTTGCCAGTGTTGACGCTGCCGGTGTTGTTGATCATAGACAGGTTCGTGCCCACCAGTGCCAGAGCACCGGAAGCAACCGCCGTCGTAGCCGAGCAGACCACAGCCTTGAAGACCGTATCCGGATCGTCCACAACAACTGCCATCGCATCACCAGCCAGCGTGGAAGCGGGCCAGTATTGCGAGAAGCGCTTTTGCTTCGTCGTGGGGTCGGTGTACGAACAGCCCAGGAACACACCAGTGATCTGGTTGGAGCCAGTGCCGGTCGAGACCGATGCGCGGGTGATGAAACCACGAGCAAGCACCACGAAGTCACCGTAGAAGATGTCCGTGGCGTAGCCGTACTGAATCGGCAGGGACCGAGTAGAACCCGAGAACACCTGCCCGCCGATCAGATTGATCGGCTTTAGCCCGTAAGGGGCGTCTACCGTGGGGTAGGCCATGTGAAACTCCTTGAATTACGAACCGCGTCCGAATGTCACTTCGCTGCGACGCTCCTTAAAGAGCGGCATGCGTGCGTCACTCTCGCGCATGAAGTTGTTGTCCACCGAAGCCATCTGCCCATCAGCTTGACGCTGATAGAAGGCGTTGCGCTGCTCAGTGAACTCCTTTGGTGTTTTGCAAAGCATCAGGCCACCGATTTGAATGCTGTCCGGAAAGCGGCCCGCGCCGGTCTCCGCAACATACGTCTCTGGGTGATCGCTAGCTTTGACGGGCTCCCAGCCCTCTTGCAGCTTCATGGAAACATTGCGAGGATCAGCGTTCCCGAGGGTACTGACCCGAATCCAACGCATGGCGTATCCGGGTTCCTCATTCACATGAGGAAGCACGTCGGGGATCATCCACTGCTTGGGCCGTTCTGCCTTTGCGCGGGTGTCCAGTTCACGGGGATTACGTTCAGCCATTTTGTTTCCTCATTTCTTCTGCAACCGCACGGGCGTACTGCTCATTGGTCAGTCCGAGCCGCTTGGCGATTTGAACTTGTGATTGCGTCAACGTGATTTTCCTGGGCGCTACGCTGCGCGTTGCGGGAGCTACAACAGATGACTTTCGTTTTTCCGAGGGGAACGCATCTGGAAAAACGCTGCGTACACGGGAATTGATCTTCTCGTAGTACTCGTCACTCGTTGGATTCACCCCACTTTCCACAAGTTTTTCATGAACCGCAAGAGCAAGTGCCGTCATCTCTTTGTCAACACCAAACCAAGAATTGGACTCTTGCCACGCTTTGGCTTTGGAATCGACCTGAGGCACATACTCAGGCTGCGGAGCGGGTTGTACCACAGTATTTTGTGGTTGTGCAACTGTTGGTTTGAAATTGTTGACCCGCTCTGCCCTAATTTTTGCAGCGGTCAGTTCTTCTTGAGCCGCTACAAGCGCATCTGAATCGCCAGCTTCATACGCCTGTTTGTATTTGACTTTGGCCTGCTCTACCTCGTTGGCAACAACCTTCTTGGCTTGTTCCAACAGGGCCTGTTGACCCTGACCCAAGCTGCCTTGCAGGCGTTTGTTCTCCTCAACAAGGTTCTGGGCAAGGCGCAGGGCCTCTTCGCGTTCACGCAGGGCCGCTTCCTTGGCACGGCGCTCCTCGTGATATCCCTTGGAGAAGTGCTGGATGCGCTTCTTGACGCCCTCAGAGTACTGCTCCAACTCATCTTCGGTGACTTCAGCAGGGGGCTCCTTCATGGGCTTGCGACCACGGTCTGCCTCTGGCGTGTCATCTACGATTTCAACCTCAGTCTGGCCTTCACCTTCAATTTCAATCTGCAGCTTTTCTTCCGCTGCGGGCTTCTCAGCCTTCACTTCATCCGGGAACTGAAATTCCGTCATGTTCTACTCCTTATGCCCGCTTCAGGCCGCGAGGATCTTGTACGACCGCCTCAACGCTGTCGTCGTTGATGATCCGAAATTCCTGTCCGTGGATCTTCAGCCGCGTGCCTGTGTTCGGACGAACCAGCACAAAGTCTCCGACTTTGCATGAAGGTCTACTAAACCGCTGTGGGTCTTTGTAAGCGTCTGGCCCCATCTTTACCACAAGCAGGACAGGACTCATCACCTCTTCAAAGTGCATGGTCTGCCCTGCTTTGACCAGCCCGCTTTCGTACTCTTCTTTCGCTTTGGGCAGAACGCAGAGCAAGTGGTAGGTCACCGGATCAGGCACTTGTCGGGCCTTTTCGGCGTCGGTTTGAGGCAACACGGTTGTGTTTTCGCCGTCACTCAGGAGTAGTTCACTCATCTTCAGATTGCTCCATTTTTCGCACGAGGTCGGTGATATAGGAATGTGCAAGTGAGAGACCCCGGATCTCGCCTGACATTGACTTGTACTCAGGGAAGTCTTTTGCCGCACCTGAGATAAGAGCTTGCGCAATATCATCACGCCGCTCTTCGATTTCCTTGATAACTACGTCAAACGCAGTAGTTGCCATTGGTTACTCCTTATTTGCAGGTTTTGACGGGCGTTGTTGCGCTGCCCGCATCATCTGTTGCCGAGTTTTGATCGCATCGGACTGAATCTGCTGTCTCATCTTTTGTTGATGCATCTGCTCTTTCTGCTGCAACTCCTGCTGCGCCCGCATCGCCTTCAGACGAGGGTCTTCGCCCTGGTTCTTCTGGGCATCGAGCGCTAGACGTTGGGCCTCAAGCTGCAACTTCTGTTGGGCAATCTGGAAGTCCCGCTGACTATCAGCCTCCTTGCGTTGAAGCTCCTGTGCCTTCAACTGCAACTCCGCCTGCTGCATCTGCAGCGTCGGGTCCATCGCCTGTTGCTGAGCCTGCATTTGCGCGGCCATCGCTTGGTTTTGGACCATCGTCCTCTGAGCGGCAGCGGCGATCAGCGGAGCCAGGGCCTTCTCATCTTCTGGCGCAATGGGAGCGTTGTTTTCTTGATCCAGCACCGGCAAGGGAACCCCCAAGGCCATCTCAACCTGAGCCCGGTAAGCAAACGCAGCGTGCTCTGCAATGTGCGCCATGAGCGCTGCCATCATCCCCTGCGCCATCGGGTTTTGTCCTACGGTGGACATCACCTTCGGGTCTTGCATGAACGCCTGATGGGTCATCAAGTGAGCCTCATGGTCTTGATAGGCAAACGCCTTGATAGGCTTGCCCATGAGCACGGACATATTCTCCGTCACAGGGTCCTGGGGTTTCTGATCCTCAGGGACCGCAACAAGACGTTCCGCGTTCTTGATGCCGAGAACTTCCAGCATCTGCCGGTGAAGTTGAGGAAGGTCGTAGATCTGCGGAGCCCCTTGGGCCAATTGCAAAGCAGCCTGATACTGCATGATCCGCTGCGCCATAGTCGCTGCGTTGGGATCACTGACCGGAATCACCTCTACGAGATCGTAGTCAGACTGCTTGACCGACCGATCCCCACCTTCCGGCGTGTAGGAATAGTCTGCGGGCAAGAAGTCCCGAATGATTCCCTTCAGGAGTTTGAACTCCATCCGCAGTGAGGCATGAACCCGCGCCTGGACAGCCGACATCGTCTTTAACTGTCTTTCTAGTACGGCGAGGGTTGTCCCGACAGGCG